TTTAGCTCTGCTATGCCTGTGTCCATTGAATACAACATAAACTTTTGAAATCACCAACAGACTTTATAGTAACCCCTAGAGAAAACAAAAGATACTCCAATACTAAAAACATTGGAGGCATAGACTTTTTAGTCAGCTCTTCAGAGGAGGACGTAAGATATTCAAATAGATATGCTGAAGTAAAAGCGTTACCTATAAATTACTCTGGTCCCATAAAAGAAGGAGACACCCTCCTTGTTCATCACAATGTTTTTAAATTCTACAATGACATCAGAGGTCAAAGAAAAAGTGGTAAAAGTTTTTTAAAAGACAACCTGTTCTTGGTAGACCACGAGCAGTACTTTGCGTACAAGCAGGATGATGTATGGCATGCACATGATAGGTACTGCTACATAAAGCCAGTAAAAACAAAAGAGTCTATTATATTTAAGAACACAAAGGAAGAACCTTTGGTTGGTTTAGTAGAGATTCCAAACGAAAAATTAATTAGTCAAGGAGTTAAGAAGGGAGATTTAATTTCTTTTAAGCCTGATAGCGAGTATGAGTTTGAGGTTGATGGAGAAAAGCTTTATCGTATGTTCGACCATCAAATAACAATGATACTATGAAATCAAACACAGAAATAAAACTAGATATTATATCTGCTGCCAGAAGCGCGGTGGAGCAGTTAATAAAAGTTGCAAGAGAAGACATTATAAAGCACGACCCCGAAGACGACTTAGCAGCAGACAGATTAAAGAATGCGGCAGCAACTAAAAAGCTCGCAATATTCGATGCGTTTGAAATACTAAACAGAATAGAAGCAGAGAGAGCCGCTTTAGATTTAGATGGTAGTGATAATAAAGTAAACACAAAACAAGGATTTGCAGAAAGAAGGTCAAAATAAAGCGCTGTATAAATCTTTAGAAGATTATGTGCCTAAGTCAGTACTCTCCAACAAGAACAGAAACAAGAGTTGGGATTACGGATACAATGAAAAGTATGACTTAATATGTATATCTAAAAGCGGTGAGATAGGAGAGGTGTTAAATATTCAAGGGCTAATAATTGCTTTACCAAAAGCTCCTAAGAAAATACATTCTCGTTCTAAATCTAAGGCTATGCAGTACTGGGAACGAATTGATATACCTAAACAGCTTGATAAAATTCAATCTATATTTCAATGGAATGAAATGCCTAATGAATTTAAAAACAATTGGGTAGACTATATAGAAAAAGAGTTTGATAGTAGGGAGTTGGGGCATTGGTTTTATAACAACGGAGAGCCTACATATATAACTGGTGCTCATTACATGTACCTTCAATGGACTTCTATTGATGTTGGTTATCCAGATTACAGAGAGGCTAATAGAATATTTTATATTTTTTGGGAGGCATGCAAAGCAGACAATAGGTGCTTTGGAATGACGTACCTTAAGATAAGGAGGTCAGGGTTTTCTTATATGGGCTCATCGGAGTGTGTAAATACAGGAACCTTAGCTAAGGATGCGAGGGTTGGTATTCTATCAAAGACAGGTTCTGATTCAAAGAAAATGTTTACAGACAAAGTTGTTCCTATAGCAAATAGATTGCCTTTCTTTTTTAAGCCTATTCAGGATGGTATGGATAAACCTAAAACAGAACTAGCGTTTAGGATACCTGCATCTAAGATTACAAAAAAAAATATGTATAACTCAGATACAGAAGAACTGTTAGGGTTAGATACAACCATTGACTGGAAAAACACTGACGACAACTCTTATGATGGAGAAAAGTTATTACTACTTGTTCATGATGAAAGTGGAAAGTGGATAAAGCCCAATAACATATTAAACAACTGGAGGGTTACAAAGACTTGTTTACGTTTAGGTAGTAAAATTATTGGTAAATGTATGATGGGCTCTACATCAAACGCCTTAAATAAAGGAGGGTCAAACTTTAAAAAGTTATTTGAAGACTCTTCATTAAGTAAACGTAATTCAAACGGTCAAACTAAAAGCGGTTTATATTCACTCTTCATCCCAATGGAGTGGAACATGGAAGGATTTATAGATAGGTACGGTATGCCTGTATTTAGAAAACCTATAAAATCTATTGTAGGGGTAGACGGTGAAAGTATAAATCAAGGTGCAATTGATTATTGGGAGAATGAGGTAGACTCTTTAAAGAGTGACCCCGATGCTTTGAATGAATTCTACAGACAATTTCCTAGAACTGAATCACATGCGTTTAGAGATGAGAGCAAGCAATCCTTATTTAACCTAACAAGAATATATCAGCAGATAGATTACAATGATTCTGTTATAAGAGAGCAGCATCTAACAAGAGGTTCGTTTTCATGGAAAGATGGAATTAAAGACACTAAGGTAATATGGACTCCAAATAGTAGAGGAAGGTTTCAGGTGTCCTGGACTCCAAACAAAAATTTACAGAATAGAGTTATAAATAGAAATGGAAAAAAATTACCTGCCAATGAACACCTTGGTGCGTTTGGATGTGACAGTTATGATATCTCTGGAACTGTAGGAGGTAGAGGTTCTAATGGAGCACTTCATGGTCTAACTAAATTTAATATGGACGAAGCTCCTAGCAATGAGTTTTTTCTTGAGTATGTAGCAAGACCTCAAACAGCAGAGATATTCTTTGAGGAAGTCTTAATGGCTTGTGTATTTTATGGGATGCCTATACTCGTTGAGAACAACAAACCGCGTTTACTATATCACTTTAAGAATAGGGGTTATAGAGGGTTCTCTTTAAATAGGCCTGATAAATCATATAATAAATTATCAAAGACGGAGCGCGAGCTGGGAGGTATACCAAACTCAAGTGAAGATATTAAGCAAGCTCATGCTGCAGCGATAGAATCTTACATAGAAAAATATATAGGTTTGGATATAGAAGAAACATTTAGAGACTCTGATTTAATGGGCACAATGGTTTTTACTAGAACTTTAGAGGATTGGGCTAAATTTGATATATCAAATAGAACTAATTTTGATGCATCAATCAGTAGTGGATTGGCTATAATGGCATGTCAAAAACATCTTTATACACCTGAAAAGAAAAGCTCAAAAATTTCCATTAACTTTGCAAGGTATACCAATAAGGGATTAACAAGCGATTTAATAAGATAGATGAAAGAAGTTAAGATAGATATTTCATCTGTAGGATTCCCTAGTCAATTTGTATCAGATGCCGAAAAAGCCACTGATGAGTTTGGCTTACAGATAGGGCAAGCGATACAGTATGAGTGGTTTAAGAAAGACGGTAATGGAAGTAGATACTACGGCCAGTGGAGAGATTTTCATAGACTTCGTTTATACGCAAGAGGTGAACAGTCTGTTGCAAAATATAAAAGTGAACTAGCGGTAGACGGAGACTTGTCTTACCTAAACCTTGACTGGACACCCGTACCTATACTTCCTAAGTTTGTAGATATAGTTGTTAACGGAATGTCTGACAGGCTTTTTAAAGTTAAAGCTTATGCCCAGGACGCTTTGTCTCAGGGAAAAAGAAGTAAGTATCAAGATGTAGTTGAAGCTCAGATGGCAGCTAAAGACCTTCTTCTTGATATCCAACAAGCAACAGGTGTAGACCCTTTTACCATGAATCCAGATGCTGTTCCTGAGACTGACGAGGAGCTTACTTTGTATATGACTCTTAACTATAAGCCAGCTATAGAGATAGCTGAGGAAGAGGCGATTGACACATTGTTTTCGGAGAATCATTACAATGATGTAAGAAAAAGAATAGACTACGACTTAACTGTTTTAGGTATTGGCTGTGCAAAGCATGAGTTTCTACCAGGTTCAGGAGTTAAGGTTTCGTATGTAGACCCTGCAAATATTGTATACAGCTATACAGAAGACCCACACTTTAAAGATTGTTTTTATTGGGGAGAAATAAAAGTAGTTCCAATCACAGAGCTTTTAAAGATAGACCCAAGCCTTACGAATGAAGACTTAGAAAAAATATCTAAGTACAGTCAAAGCTGGTATGACTATTATAATGTTGCGCAGATGCAGCAGAATGATATTTTTACTAGAGACACAGTGACGTTGTTATACTTTAATTATAAGACCACAAAAAAAATGGTTTATAAGAAAAAAGTTTCTGATAACGGAAATATAAAAATGATTGAGAAGGACGACCAATTTAATCCTCCTGAGGACATGATGGATGATGGTAAGTTTGAGAAGGTGTCTAAAACAATTGACGTGTGGTATGATGGTGTGATGGTGATGGGTACAGATATAATTTTAAAATGGGAGCTTGCTAAGAATATGGTAAGGCCTCAGTCTTCATCTCAACACGCAATGCCTAATTATGTGGCTGTTGCCCCAAGAATGTATAAGGGTGTTATTGAATCTTTAGTTAGAAGAATGATTCCGTTTACAGATTTAATACAGCTTACACACCTAAAGTTACAGCAAGTAATTTCAAGAGTTGTTCCAGATGGTGTGTTTATTGATGCTGATGGGTTAAATGAAGTTGACCTAGGTACAGGAGCTGCATATAATCCTGAAGACGCATTAAGATTATATTTTCAAACTGGTAGTGTAATAGGAAGAAGTTACACACAGGACGGAGACTTTAATCAAGCAAGAGTTCCTATACAGCAGCTAACATCTAATAGCGGTGCTAGTAAGACGCAGATGCTTATAGCTAACTACAACCATTACCTGTCAATGATTCGCCAGGTAACAGGCTTAAACGAGGCGAGAGACGGCTCTACTCCTGACCCTAATTCTTTAGTTGGATTACAGAAGCTTGCTGCATTAAATTCTAATACAGCAACTAGGCATATCCTTCAAGGAAGTTTATATATATATAGAACATTGGCAGAGGCACTAACGTGTAGAATTGCAGATGTATTAGAGTACTCGGATTTTAAAGAGGACTTTATTAATAAGATAGGAAAATATAACGTAAGTATCTTAAATGATATTTCAGATTTATATATATACGACTTTGGAATATTTATAGAAGTGTCACCTGATGAAGAAGAGAAATCTAAACTAGAGCAGAATATTCAAATGGCTTTAAGTCAACAGGATATAAACCTGGAGGATGCTATTGATATTAGGGAGATTAAAAATATAAAGCTTGCAAATCAATTATTAAAAGTAAAGAGAAAACAAAAGGAAGACAAAGACCAGAAAGCAACTATGCTTCAACAGCAGATGCAAGCGGCTTCACAATTAAAATCTCAGCAGATGGCAGGTCAAATGGCAATGCAGAAATCTCAAGCGGAGATGCAGGCCAAAATGCAAATGAAGCAAGCGGAGATAGCTTTTGAAATAGAGAAGATGAAAAATCAGGCTCAACTTAAAAGCATGCTTATGGCTGAAGAGTTTAGCTATAACCAGCAGCTTAATGGAATGGAAGCAGAGGCATTAGCATCAAGAGAAACAAGAAGAGAGGACGCTAAGTCAGGCAGAATTAGTCAAGCTAATCAAGAACAATCAAGGTTAATCAATCAAAGAAAAAACAATTTACCACCTCAAAGGTTTGAGTCTAATGAAGACAGCTTAGATGGTTTTGATTTAGCTGAATTCGACCCAAGATAAGTAAATAAAATGTAATAATTAATTGTACTATATTTGTACTAAAATTTAATCAAATGGAAATCAAAGTAAGAGAATTAGGTTCTGTAGAAGAAAAATCAGTTGCTCAAGTAGAGGAAGCTTTAATTGAAAAAGTTGAACAACAACACGAAGAACAAGTACAGCCAGAGGTTGTAGAGCAAGAGTCAGTTTCAGAAGAAGCGGAACCTGCTAGATTAGAAGAAAGAGATGTTCTTGAATTTATAAAGAACAGGTATGATAAAGACATATCGTCTGTAGACCAATTGTTTACAGAGAAAGAAGGTAATAAAGAGTTACCAGAAGATGTGTCCGCTTATTTTGAATATAAAAAGAAAACTGGTCGTGGCATTGAAGATTATGTTAAATTAAACAGAGACTTTGATTCCTTAGATGAAGACCAAATTTTAACTGAGTATCTTTTAGCTACCGAAGAAGGTATTGATAAAGAAGACGTTGAACTTTTAATGGAGGATTATTCCTATGACGAAGATATAGACGATGAGTCTGATGTTAAGAGAGCTAAGTTAAAAAAGAAAAAGGCTATTGTAAAAGCTAAGAAGTTTTTCAATGAACAAAAAGAAATGTATCACCAGCCGCTTGAGTCAAGCGCAACTGGTATTTCTGAGGACAATGAAGACTATAAGGCATACAAGCAATATGTTGAGAATGCAAAGACTCAGTCAGAGGAGCAGTCTAGGAAAGTAGATTTCTTTGAAAAAGAAACTAACAAGGTGTTAAATCAAGACTTTAAAGGTTTTAAGGTTAATATTGATGAAGCTAATTTGTTATACAATCCAGGAGGTTCTGTGGAGGAAATTAAAAAATCTCAATCAAGCGTTATTAATTTTATTAATAATCATTTGAATGAAGATGGATTAGTTAAAAACGCAGCTGAGTACCATAAAGCATTATCAGCAGCAATGAACCCTGATAAATTCGCAAGGTTTTTTTACGAGCAAGGTAAGGCTGCAGCTACGGATAACGTAACCAGAAAGATGAAGAACATCGATATGACTACGCGTTCTGCTCCAGAGGTAACCGTAAAAGGTGGAACTAAATATCGCGCAGTAAATGCAAGTGAAGGCAGAGGGTTAAAGATTAAGAGTATTAAAAGAAAAAATTAACCACATTAAAAATTAAAAAATGGCAGGACAATTATTAGGACCGAATACTACACCAGTAGGACCAGGTTTTCAACTACAGCCAGCACCACAACAGGTGCCATTGGCTACAAATTACATTACTGATTTCAACTTTTTGAATCAGTATTTACCAGACACTTATGAAAAAGAATTTGAGCGTTATGGTAACAGAACTATTTCTTCTTTCTTACGCTTAGTAGGAGCTGAGCTACCAAGTAACTCAGACTTAGTAAAGTGGGCAGAGCAAGGAAGATTACACACTAAATATACACAGTGTGGTACAGCAGCAGTAGTCAATGGAGACAACGTAACATTTGATATTAACGATGCGTTAGTACCAGACCGAGCTGCAACAGGCTTAACAGCTGGAACTATTGCTATTCGTGTAGGTCAAACTTTAGTTGTTACTAACAATGACGGTTCAGGAGAATTCAAAGGAATTGTAACAGCAGTAGGTGTTGCAGGTGGATTAAATGATAACCAAATTACAGTAGCGTTTTATAATGCTGCAGGATTTACAGGTGGTACAGGCGCAGGTAATGCAGATGCAACTATCTTTATCTATGGTTCTGAATTCAAAAAAGGAAGCAACGGAATGCAGGGTTCTTTAGAAGCTGAAGATGAAATCTTCGACAACTCTCCAATCATTATCAAAGATAAGTATGCAGTATCAGGTTCTGATATGGCACAAATCGGATGGATTGAAGTGACTACTGAGAACGGAGCTTCAGGATACCTATGGTACTTGAAGTCTGAGCATGAAACTCGTTTACGTTTTGATGACTACCTAGAAACAGCTATGATTGAGGCGGTACCAGCAGAAGCAGGTTCTGGAGCAATTGCAGCAGGTGGAGATGTAGGAAACAAAGGTTCTGAAGGTATCTTCCACGCAGTGGAAACTAGAGGAAATGTATGGGCTGGTGGAAACCCAGTTGCTCTTGGAGACTTTGACAATATAATATCTAGACTTGATAAGCAAGGTTCGATTGAAGAGAACGTACTTTTCTTAAACAGACAGTTTGGATTTGATATTGACGATATGTTAGCATCACAAAACTCTTATGGAGGAGGCGGTACTTCTTATGGTCTTTTTGACAACGATGAGGAGATGGCTCTTAACTTAGGTTTTACAGGATTCCGTAGAGGTTACGACTTCTACAAGTCTGACTGGAAATACCTAAACGACCCAACTATGCGCGGTGGTCTAACTGGAACAGGAGCTGTAAACGGTTTGTTAGTACCAGCAGGTTCAACTACTGTTTACGACCAAATCCTTGGAAAGAATGCTAAGCGTCCTTTCTTGCATGTACGTTACAGAGCTTCAGAAACTGAAGACAGAAAGTACAAGACTTGGATTACAGGTTCAGCTGGTGGTGCAATGACATCTGATTTAGATGCGATGGAAGTAAACTTCCTGTCTGAAAGATGTGTATGTACTATGGGTGCAAACAACTTTGTGATTTTCCAATCATAAATTAAATATGTAATTACTACCCTTGTTATTGTGACGAGGGTAGTTATTACTTTTATTAAATCTAAATTATAATTAAATGAAAAAAAATGTAATGGTCAATAAGACCTATAAACTTACCAAAGATGCGGCACCACTTTCTTTTATGCTGCCAACTAGAAACTCAAGAAGATATCCCTTAATGCACTTTGATGAAGAGACAGGAACTAACAGAGCTTTACGCTATGCTAGAAACCAGAAGAGTCCTTTTGAAGATGAGCAAGACGGAAACGCTATTGTAGAGCCAATTGTTTTTGAAGATGGATTCTTATCTGTTCCAAGAAACAATCAATCTCTTCAACAATTTCTTCATTACCACCCTATGAATGGTAGTAAATTTGTAGAAGTAGATGTAGAAAAAGATGCTAAGCAGGAGATGGATGTTTTAAATACCAGAGTAGACGCTCTAATAGAGGCTCGTCAGCTAGATATAGAACAGATTGAGGCTTTAGCTAGAGTTCTTTTTAATACAGATGTATCAAGAACAACGTCTGCAGAACTAAAAAGAGATATATTAATATATGCTGAGCAAGCACCAGAAGATTTTTTGCGAGCAGTTCAGGACCCAACTTTAAAATTAAACTCTAAAGTACAAGAGTTCTTTTCTCATAAGGTATTAATATTTAAAAATAATAAGAAGGATGTATACTTTAATACATCTAAAAATAAGAAAAGAATGGTTAACATTCCTTTTGGAGAAGACCCTTTCTACGTAGTAGCTGGGTATCTTCAATCCGATGAAGGCATTGAAGTGTTAAAGTTTCTTGAAACTAACCTTGAAAATAAAAAATAAATTATACATTTGTAAAAGTTTGTTTTAGTTTTGGGAAGGGGTCGCTTAAATGCAGCCTCTTTTTTTTTTGCTTATCTTTGTTGTAAATAAATAGACAAATGAGTATAATAAATTCAGTGCGAGAAACAGTACTGTCGGTCCTTAATAAAAATAACTATGGGTATATTACCCCTAGTGATTTTAATTTATACGCTAAACAGGCACAGCTAGATATTTTTGAAGATTATTTTTATCAGTACAATTACCAGCTGATGAAGGAGAATGCAAGAGCTTCAGGTGTTGGTTATGCTGATTTAAAGAAAGGTTACGAGGAAGCAATAGATATTTTTTCAGAACAAAGTTTTCTTGTTCCTGTGTATGCGAATGGAGCGTCTCAAACATTAGCTTTACCCTCAGCATCTGCATCATATAGTGTTCCTACTACTGCCACTACAGGCTCTGATTATTATTTAATTAATAAGGTTTTACTTTTAACTAAGTACCTTGTTGTTCAAAGCACGAACACTGTATCTTTAGTTGCTGTTAACTCGATGAAAGATTCATCTTTAAATTTTTCAATCATTGGCGTAAAGCCTGGAGATGTTGTGGTTAATAAAACTACAAGTAAAGTTGCAAGCGTATTATTCGTAGACCAAGCAGACCCTAGCCTTTTGTATTTAGACGCAGATATTTTTACAGCTGTAGGGGATAGCTACTGTATACTAAGTTTATCCAGGGGAGTGAACGAATGCGAGAAGGTTACCAATAAAAAGATAACTCAATTGAATATGTCTAACCTGACTAAGCCAACAGAGCTTTTTCCTGCATATTCAAATAGCTCTACTGTGATTCAAGTTTTTCCACAAGACATACAGGTTGGTGTTAATCAAGGTCAGACTTCTTTAGGAAGAGTTCTATGTCAGTACATAAGATACCCAAAAGACCCTAAGTGGACGTATGCATCTCTTGTTGGTGGCACACCTGCTTTTAATCCTTCTAGTCCTTTGTATCAGGATTTTGAATTACCCCTTGATGATGAGCCTAGTTTAGTAAACAAGATATTACAGTACGCAGGAATGTCTATTAGAGAAACCGAGGTAGCTCAGTTTGGACAAGTTCTAGATACAACAGATAATCAAAACGAAAAATAATGTCATACCTAAGCGAATATCAGTACTATGAAAATAATGGAAACTCACCAGAAGATGCTAACTGGGGGTCATACCAATACGTAAGCCTGTACGATATAGTTAACAATTTTATGTTGATGTATGCAGGTAATCATAGTCTAGTAAACAATGAAGAAAGATACAGAGTGTTGTTTCATGCTAAGAGAGCAATACAGGAACTTAACTACGATGCTTTTAAAGAATTAAAAGTTCTTGAGCTAGACGTTTGTGACACACTAAGATACGTTCTTCCTTCAGACTATGTGAACTGGGTAAGAATATCTTTATATAAAGATGGTATTCTTAGGCCTTTAACAGAAAACATTCAGACTAACTGGAGTAACGCTTACTTACAGGACAATGATTGTAGAATATTATTCGATGAGGATGGAAACATTTTAAAGCCATCTACATCCACGATAGACCTTCAAAGGATAGAAGGTACTAAAAAAAGTATTTACTTAAACCAGCGCAGCCCTTACAACAACAGAGAGGGGTACTGTATTGACGGTGCCTGGTATTTTGATTATGGTATTGGTGGAAGATTTGGTCTAAATACAGAGACAGCAAACTCTAATCCAACATTTAAAATAAATAAAAAAGCTGGGGTTATAAACTTTAGCTCTGATATGGCAGGAGAGCTTTGTATTTTAGAATATGTTTCAGACGGAATGGAAGGCGGAGACGATACCTTGATAAGTGTTAACAAACTATTTGAAGAATATGTTTATGCTTACATTCAGTTTGCTATATTAAACGGAAAGTTTGGAGTACAAGAATATATTGTAAGTAGAGCAAGAAAAAGAAGCTCGGCTTTATTGCGTAACGCTAAATTACGAATTAGCAACATACACCCTGGTCGTTTATTACAGAACATTAGAGGTATGGATAAGTGGATTAAATAAACATGGCAGAAGTTACTAGAAATTTTATTGCAGGGCGAATGAATAAAAGCGTTGATGAACGCTTATTGCCTAATGGTGAGTACGTTGATGCCTTAAACGTAAGGCTTGGTTCTACAGAAGAATCAGAGGTGGGCTCTGTTGAGAACGCAAAGGGCAACACCAGATTGACCAGCTTAAGTATAGACTCAATTCCTTTAAGCGACAACGCTACCTGTATAGGTGCGTTTGAAGATGGACAAAGAGAAACTATATACTGGTTTGTTCATGACCCAACATTTCAATTATCATCTGGCGTTAAAGTGATTGCAGACCTTGTTGTATCATTTAATGTAACACAAACACTGCTTACATATCATGTGGTAACAACTTCAAGCCCTTTAGTTCCAGACGATATATCAGTTCTTAATTTTAATTCTAGATACTTAATCACAGGCGTTAACAGAGTTGAAGACCTGTTGTTCTGGACAGACAACTACAACCAGCCTAGGGTTATAAACATAAAAAGAAATTATGATTCAGTAGCTCCAGACCTAGCTGAACAATTGTTGGTTATTAAAAAACCGCCTACACAAGCACCAACTTTCGAGCTGGTTAATGTTGGTGGTGAAGAGAATTTTTTAGAAGAAAGATTTATAACATTTGCATACAGATATAGATATGAGGACGGA